TTCGGTGAGGCCTTTTTTCTTTCACCGCAAGTCAATCCCAATTATCCCACACAGATACTATCAAGTGACAGGCGGTGAATCCCTACTGTAAATCCCCGTTCGGGGGTGGAAATGAAAATGAATAATGACCCTCATACCGTCTCTGAATGGGGACGGCTCCTGCACAGTTGGTGGTCAGGAGACACACCTGTTGGGGCGGTGATTATGGCAGTCGTAATGTCCGCACTAAGAATCGCTTACACCAGCGGCGGGTGGAAAAAGATGTTGCTTGAAGGGCTACTTTGTGGTGCTTTAACGCTCACCTTCGCCTCTGCTTTTGAATATCTGAACTTACCCAAGACGCTATCTGTTGGCATTGGTGGCGCTGTTGGGTTTATCGGCGTGGACTCAATTAGAGCCTTTGCCATGCGATTTATTGGAAACAAACTAGGAGATAGCAATGACCAGCACTAGTGGAGCAAGAGGGATTCGCAATAACAATCCCGCGAATATTCGATGGGGGGATGATTGGGACGGTCTAGTTCCTAAATCACAGCGTACTGATAAATCATTCTGTCAGTTTACTGCCCCTGAATACGGCATACGCGCAATGATTATCATTCTGCGAAACTATGAAAAGAAATACGGGTTAAATACTGTCAGAAAAATCATTAACCGCTGGGCGCCTCCTGTTGAAAACGATACCGAGGCTTATGTTAATAGCGTAGCTAAACAAGTCGGTGTTGATGCGGATAAGGTAATCGACGTTACTGATAGTCGGGTGATGATACCTTTACTGGAGGCAATCATTACCCATGAGAACGGAAGTCAGCCTTATGAATTCGCAACATTCGTCAAGGCAATTGATTTAGCTAACGGGTAATGATTATGAGCAGAGAGTCTATCTTAGCCACCTTGGTAACAGCGTCAGCTCTACTGCTCTTATTCTCTGGCCTGATATTTGGCTTTAAATACAAATCAAACGCAGATGCTGCCGCCAATGCTAAAGAGCAACTCAATAGCCAGCAGTTAATCACATCATCCGTTCTTCGCTCGATGTCGGTATTCAACATGATAGCCAAGGCTGCGTATGAATCTCAGGAAGATAACAATGCCAAGAGTAAGCAGCGTGTTGAATACATCATTCAGAAGGTCTCGACTGATAAATGCGCTTCTCAGCTTGTTCCTTCCAATGCTGCTAGTGAGTTGCTCAGGCACGCCGACCAAATACGTCAAGGTTCCGCCAGTACCGATACCGGAAAGCCTGACTAGGAAATGCCCTGTACCGACCCCAACGCTTCCGTTTACATGGCAATCAAGCCTCCTATGGAATGAATCACTTTTAACTGCGCTAGAGAACTGCAATAAAGATAAGGCAGCCATCCAGCAAATCGAATTAGAGAGACAGAAATATGACTGAACTACTCACTTATGCAAACTCTATCGTTATCGTGCTTATCTTGGTTGCTGGCGGATGGGTGAAGGTTCGCGATTACTTTAAAGTTAAGGCAGAAGAGAAATCGGAACTGATTGAAGCGGAAGTGCAAAAGCGTCTCGCAGAACAGAAAGCTAATACTCCCACTCCAGTTGCCACGCAGTAGCCAGAACAGAGGTCATTGTCGTGGCCTCGATTGTGGTTATTACCCGACAAGGCAGGTGATCACATCTTCGATGGTCATAACTGACAAGTAATTTAGTCATGCTGTGAAGCATTACGATAATTGCGAGGCGTCTTCAGGTTAATAATTAACCAATGAGTATCTAGAAAGTCCCCGACTAGGAGAACCTAATAACTTCTCTTATTCGCGCTTTGAACAAGCCCACTTTAACCGGTGGGCTTTTTTATTGGCGCACCGCACGCGCTTAAATCCCAGAACCTTTTCAGGATGCACCTTGAGGAACCGGCTAGCTGTCGGAGCTTTCTGGGGGCCGTCTTCCTGTGCGACAGGGTTCATCACTAAAAGGTAATTTCGCCTCTGATATTGGCGTAGCTTCAATCGCTACCGGTTGTCAGGTTTCTACCTTACAAATCCAAATTCCTAACGATGGTGATGTGCAAACCACGGTCACCTTTGCGGGCCTTGGATGGCAGGATAAGAGTGACGGAACGAGTTACTTTGGCACGCCTACAGATATTGACGGCAAACTTCGATACTCATTCAAAAACGTTACTGCTATTAGCCTAAATGGTGTGACGGGTGGTGATGGTTTCTGTGTCGATACCTTCAACATCCAGTTTGATAACAACATGCAGACGCAGCGTTGTATCGGCTCTGGCTCAGGTTTCGCTGGCGCAAATATCCCGACCACCTTCACGCCATCCGGACAGATCACTCTGTCATGGTCGAAAAGCGCTTATGAAGCATGGAAGAAAACACTGACCGGAGAGGCCATGCCTTTCAGCTTCACCCTCGAGAATGCAGAAGGCTCATATACCTTCAACTTCCCATCGGTTCAGGTTGACGGTGATTGGCCTGACGGTGGTAATACGGACATCATTCAGGTTCAGTTGAATATCACTGGCTCAGATACGCCGCCAACTATCACCCGCAAGGCTGCATCAACTCCGACTCCAGCGCCATCAGGCGAATAACTTAGAACACTTTGCCCGTTTCGCGCTGCATAGCGTTTCGGGCCTTTTTATGCAGAGGCATCATGTTATTTATCAATAAACGTTTAGACGCAGATGAAACCCGCTGGATTGAGCCAATTAGAGGCCTAAAATTAAAGGTCGGGAGTGTTGAGTCTCACGATTACAAGTCACGTCAGGCCATCGTCCGCCGCCATATCGACAGATTGGATGCTGCGCTGAATGTTGGCACCAAGGAATTCGACCTGTCGACTATTGGTGATGTGGATTCACTCGACGACTTGCTACTTGATACCTGCTCAAAATACTTACTGTTAGATTGGCGTGGCGTTGGTGAGGTTGTGGATGGCAAAGAAGTAGCCATTGAATACTCTCCTGAGAGTGGGCTAGTCCTACTTAAACAAAAGCCAGAACTATACTGGTCAATCCTGAAGGCCGGTTCTGCCATCGCTCAAGGCGTCAAAGAGCAGCAAGAAGATGCAGTGGGAAAGCCTTAGCCGCGCAGAAGTGGCTTAGCAGGTACTCTGGTCCAGAAGGTGAGCGCAATAGGTGGCGGGAGGAGAGGCTAGGATTCACGCCAGCCGATGAGCCAGAGATTGACGAGTTAACCGGCCTTATCCTGTCAGCCTACTCGGTAATTAGTCGCGGCAGGCAATATGCTGGCATGGCAGCGTCACCACTTCCGCTGTCGCTGAGTGACGTCGACACATATCTCCGCAGCAGACCCCTTCAAATCAATCGAGAGCTATTCGAACGGGCTATATTTGCACTCGATGATGTCTATCGAGAAGATGTGATGAAGGGTAATGAAGAAAGAGAAAAGGATGAAGGCGGTTAATTCATCAGCTCATCATGGTAATATTCACAAATATCGAACCAACCGATTAAATACTATGATTAAATTATCTAGACTATTGCCTTGCATTCTAGCTTTATCTTTACCTGCCACCACCCTAGCAGCAGAGACATTTAACTACACTTGCAATGGTAAGGATATGAAAGCATCCTTTCCTGATACTGACCACGCAGTGATGCAATATGATGGGGAGTTATTCCTCCTTAAGTCAGTAGTCTCCGCGAGCGGGGCTAGGTATCTTGGCGATGGTTGGCAACTATGGTCAGCTAAGGATGACATCACCCTAACTAAGTTAACCAAGGAGCAAACCGAAAAGGATGATGTGCCAATGGGTAATGAGATTGAATGTCAAGAAGTAGATGCAGACTCTATAGCCCCTTAGTAATGAATCATGTTGCCGATAAGCCACCTACGGGTGGCTTTTTTGTGCCCGCTCATCATAGCTTCTTGCTTCCCTTTGCACTTAATTAACATTAGGATTGCTCTTAACTTTAATAATGGGGATAGGGATGTGAGAAAATTTAGCATATTAATGCTGCCTTGCGTATTGGCCTTGTCTGGCTGTAACCCTACAAACTCACAACTCGAAGATCGCGGTACGAGAGCAATAGCTAGCGATCTGAAAGATCCTGATAGTGCGGAGTTTAGAAATGTTGAGGTTCGTACTATTAAAACCAGTGGCTTATCCAAGTCAGGCTATGTTTGTGGTGAGGTAAATGCAAAAAATGCTTTCGGTGCATATGTTGGATTCTCTCGTTTTTATATTCATATTAGTGCCGATACTAGGTTCTTAATACCCATGCTAGGAATATCACATGGGGAATCTGATGCAGGAATAGTGAGCGATAATGGGTCACTACAGGAAAGGGTCGATAGCCTGAAGAGCTATCAAGAAAGATGTGGATAATGAATACTTACTATAAGACCTCGCTGCGGCGGGGGTTTTTTATGCCCGGAGAAAAGTAAATGGCAGAACAAACCTCACGCCTAGCGGTAATTATCGATAGCTCCGGTGCGCAGAATAATACTGAAACACCGGCAAGCTCGCTGGCTAAATTGACTCAAGCCGGGCAAAAGGCAGCTGATGGTGCTGGGAAGGTAACAAAAGCTACACAGGAAGAATCCGAGGCTTTACATCAATTACTTGCCCGTATCGACCCAGTGAATGCCGCGCTCAATAAGTTAGACCAGCAACAGCAGCTACTCGCAAGATTCAAATCTAAGGGCTTCTTAGATGATGATGACTTCGACCTCTACAGTAAAAAAATAGACGCTGCTAGAGATCACTTAACAGGTATGTCCGACCAGTTACTAAAAACAGGGCAATCATCCAAGCAAGCGGCATCGGGCCAGCGATTAAAGGTGTTGGCGGCTATGTTATGGGATTGGTTAACCCTTTCACGCTTGGCGCTGCGGCAGTTGCTGGATTAGAACTTGCCTATTACCAAGGCCAGCAAGAGCAGGAAGCTTTTCAACAAAGCCTCATCCTAACTGGCAATCAAGTCGGCAAAACAGCAGGCCAGCTATCTGACATGGCTAGGAACGTTAGTCTTGCGACTGGTTCAACTCAAGGCGCTGCGGATGAAGTTCTCAATCAATTAGTATCAGCGGGAAATATCACGGGTGATTCACTGGAAAAAGTCGCTGGCTCTATCGTTAATATGAGCAGTGTTACGGGGCTGGCAACCACTCAGATGGTGTCTGACTTCGAGTCAATTGCTGAAGACCCAGTCCAAGCAATTAGCAAGCTAAATGACCAATATCACTTCCTTACCCTTGCCACTTACAACCAAATTAAAGCACTGGCTGATGAAGGTAATCAGCAGGATGCGGCGCGTATAGCTACAGACACATACGCTAACGCGATGAATAGCAGAAGCAATGACATCAAGGAGAGTTTAGGTTACTTAGAGTCAGCTTGGAACTCATTAGTCGGAGCAGCAAAAAAAGCATGGGATAACATGCTTAATGTTGGTAGAACTGAAACTTTATAAGATAGGCTCAGTGCCGCACAAAGCAGTATTACTAACGCATCTGAGGGTTATACGCGTGATATTTGGGGTAATGTAACTGGCACCACATCAAAAGCCGCTACCGAAGTAAACATTCTTCAAGCAGCGGTTAATGCTCAAAATGACCTGAACGGCGCTATATCAGCAGGAAACCAAGCCCAACAAAAAAACATCAAAACTCAGCAAGAAGCAGACAGGGTTAACTAGCAATACCTGACGAATGCAGAGAAACGTAATAAAGCCATATCTCAGCAGAGTGACTTCCTAAAAGCAGGGGCCATAACTGCCCAGCAATATACACATAACGTTGCTCAGATTAACCAGATGTACAAAGACCCTGCTCAGCCCAAAGAGCGGCAAGGTAAAGCATACTCAGAAGATGCTGGAACAAGGTTAATTGACCAGCGTAACCAGCAACACGCGGCTCTTTCGGCTCAAGTTGACACGACTGACAAGTTATCCACTGCCCAGCAAGCATTAGTGAAATGGGATCAACAATTATCTGACATTAAGGGCAAGTCTACACTGACCGCCGACCAGAAATCGCTACTAGCTAATCAGGACAAAATTACAGCGCTATACCAGCAAAATGCAGCGCTAGAAAGGCAACAGCAGTTAGTTAAGCAAACTGCGGCGTTATCAGGTTATCAAAGTAACCTAAATCGCGATATTAGCAGCCGAAACTCCCAATATTCTAACGACGAATCAGCGGCATCAGGTGCTCGTAGCGCATATCAGCAAGGTATTCTAACGCAAAGAATTACGCTTGAGCAGCAGTTGAACGACAAGATAATCCAGTTGCGCCAACAAAGGACCTCGGCAACTACTAAGATTGACCGGCAGACCATAGACCAAGAGATTGCTATGCAGCAGTCAGCGAATGACAAAATGCTGGCGGATTATGATTCCCATACTCAGCGCATGACAGCTATCGTGGCTCATGGTCAAACGGCGCAGAGAAAGCGTGGCAAGAATACGCAGACAGTGCGTCTAATGCATCGGGCATGACTCAGGCTCTTTTTAGCGATGCCTTCTCAAGCATGGAGGATGCTATCGTTTCCTTCTCAACGTCTGGAAAGCTATCGTTCAAAGGCTTCGCTAATTCTGTAATCAGCGATATTGCACGAATCGCCGCAAGGATGGCTATATCTGGCCTTGCCAGTAGTGTTATAGGTGGGGTTAGTGGTCTATTCGGTACTCCATCAACGGCCGTAGCTGGCAATGTAGGAACAGCCCTTACCAATGCAGCAAGCAATATTAAGCTCAACGCCAAGGGCGGCGTTTACGATTCACCTTCCCTCAGCTCTTACAGTAATCAGGTTTACACCTCACCAAAGCTATTTGCCTTTGCTAAAGGCGCTGGCGTTTTTGGCGAAGCGGGGCCGGAGGCAATCATGCCCTTAACTCGTGGTAAGAATGGCTCACTTGGTGTAAGGGCAATAGGTGCTCAATCCTCAACCGGTGGTGATATTAATCTCGGTGGTATTGTGGTTAATGTCGATAGCAGCGGCAAAGCATCAGGCGGTTCAGCTACCGAAGGTCAAGGAATTGGTAAGCAAATACAGGCCGCAGTAATTAACACAATCAACGACCAAGCCAATAGGCAGGGAACTCCACTCTGGCGAGCCATTAAGGGGCGGTAATGAATACATTCAGTTATTGCGTCCAAATAGGCGCGACAGGAACGGTGCCGGTAAAGGTTAATTTGGCACAGTTCGACGATGGTTACAAACAGGTGAGCGGCATTGGCATTAACTCAGTCGCCGAAACGTAGAATCTAACGAGTAAACGGCCGCTGGCAGATATGCAAAAGGTGAGGGATTTTCTCACCTCTCACTGCGCAGCATCCTTCTACTGGAAGAATCCGTGGGGCGAAACCAATATCTATCGAGTTAAAGCTGATTCCATTACGCCTAATTTCGTTACTGGGCAGTATGTAGAACTATCA